GTGGCATGTGGCTTGAGTGCGGCGACAATGGATGACGCCGCTAGCCGACTGCGAAAGGTCGGGATCGTCATGCGCATAACCGACCGAGCGGTGCGGACGTGGCCGTTGAACGAGTGGGCGCTGTGGCGGCGCGTTGATGCGGACGGCGGTAGCAGCAAGGTTGGCGTCAGACGGATGATGCCGGACAAGGGCAGCAGCCTCGCCTTAGATGATCTTGACTTCATGCCGGATCTAGACAACTTCGTAGTTAGTTCGACCGCTCGGTTTCCGGTAATGAGTGCGACAGACAGCCTTGTAGGCGCGGCTCAGGCGCACACGGCGGCGTTCAAAGAGGGCAGAACGAATGTCGCGGCGGTGGTGTCGCTGTGCCGATGTGCGCTTGAGGCATCGGCTAAAACCATCTGGCTGCTCGCAGACCCGCGACGCGAAGAGCGGCGTGCTCGGTCGCTCGGTTTCAATCAGAGCGAACGCCAGCCGCAGCAGTCGTTCCACCGAATCGAGGAGCGTGTGTTCGCGGCGAGGAACCTGCCGAAAGAATCGTCTGAGTACAAGGCATTTGAACGACACAAAGCCGAGTACGACAGGCGAGCCGCACTGATCGCCGCTGTACCCAGAACCGAGCGCAGGAAGCCGCCAGGCAACTATTCGGACTTTGTGACCTGGTCTGCGAAGTGGATTGACGCAAACCCTGCACCGCATGTTTCCGACCAATCGACACTTGGGATGGAGCTTGGCTCGGACAGGTTCTACTCGTACGCCTCCAGCTTCATCCATGCGTACAAGTGGATGACCGACTACGTGCACGATGACGAAGACACCATGAAGGTACTTGCTGACGGATTCGCTGCCGCAGTTATCATGACGGAGTGCGCGGTGGCGCTTTTCGAGGCACAGTCAACACATCCTGCGAGACTTTCTATCCGCCTGCAGCATTGCCCAAAAAGCTTGTGGCCCACCATCGAAGAGTGGGCACCGCGCTACTTTGAATAGACAAGCCGAAACGGACGACAAAGAGAAACCCCGCACGCCGAAAACGCGTACGGGGTCATCCTTGGCACTTGTTCCTCTGTCCGAACCGGTGCCCCCGGCCACCGTCAACCGGGTTGCCCAAGATACACACATTGCCCCCGGCTCAACCCGCAATTGGAGGAACGGGGAACCGGGGGCATGTGCGAGACGGTCATCACCCGTCTCTAGTCGCGTCCGGCTGGCGGGTGCCTTAAGCCCATGGACCGGACGCACTTCTAAGTGGTCGAACGAATCTCAACCCAGTAGTACGAGGGAACGGTGCCCGTAAGGACGTTCTCATGTGTCCAAAGACGGTCAGAGACAACCGCATACAACGTGGAGTCAATCAATAGGCGGTCGTGCTGCTTCACCACCACGCCCGACTCCTGCGCCCACGGGATGCCTAGCTGACCTTCGGTGCTCACGGTGCCGGGGAAGTTGCGGACGGGCTGAACCGAAGGGCCACCCATGACGCAACCGGTCACATCACCGATGTGGTAGTCGTCAAGCTCCCCGATGGTCTGACCCTTCCAATCACGCTCTGGGCGGTAAACGCATGCGGTAGCCATCTATTCGGCTCGCTTCCGATACCTGTTCAGCGTGAAAGTCTCGGCAACCGTCCACCCAGTGAACGCGCCACGGAACGAAACCGACTGTGGACCAATACTCTCCGCAAGGTCGATGCCACGCGGATTAGCGATCATTCGGCACGCTGCGGACAGGATCACCGCCCGCAACTCGTCGTTGGGCACGCCGTCAGGGTCAAACCCGTTTCCCCTGGTGTACGCCTTAGCCATCGCGGTCACGACAACCAACACCGCGTCTGCCTGGTCATCGCCAGGCCAGACGGAAACGGGCGGCTTGCCAAGTAGCTTCCGCAGGTCGGAATACATTGGGATTGACACGGTTACGCCTCAGTCAGCACGGTGACAGCCTTTGGAGTCAGCAAGCCAACATCAAAGCGGGCAGTGACCCTGATACCAACGGTGTCGTAGTCACCGAACGTCTGATCAAGCACAGCCACAGTGGGGTTCTGATCGCGGGCAACGACAACCTTGGAGAAGTCAACCAGCGCCACACGTGCCTTACCCGGTGCGGTGCCCGTGTTCGGGATGTAATCGGTGATGATCACCGGCAGACCGAAGAGGGTGAACTGCGTCCCCTCATGCAAGTTCGGGTCCAGCAAGTAGCGGGCGTCATCGGTGCCCACGTGCAACTTACGCAGTGCTGCGAACGCCTGCGGGGTCATCACCCAATGCGTTGCGGACACGTGATTGCCCTGTGCGGAAGCGAGTCCGTCAATCAGGCTGTCAGGGTCCGAAAGATCGAGCACACCAGTGGTGATGCCGGTCTGACGGAGAATGCCCTTGATGGTGTCGGATGCTCCGGTGCCGTCATAAAGTGCGTCGTCAAGCACGTTCGACACGTCGGTTACCAGACGGGTGCTGATGACCTGATCGAGTGCTCCTACCGTGTGGGTTGCCTCACGGATCAATTCGGCACTGAGCTTGGTAAGGCTCTTGATGCCCTTCAAAGTGCTTGGGAGTAGCTGCACCTCGTCAAACGACACGTTCGAATCGCTGATCTGTGCGCCAGCGGCTACGAATGCAGCGGATGCACCGGAAGCGATACGCGGAACACGCAACGGTCCAGCGGTGTCGATGATCTGCGGGCCTGCGGCAAGGAACGTCGATTCCTGCTGAAGAGGCTGAACAAGTAGCTTCGCTACCTCAGCAGCGGTGAGAGTCGGCTGAGTAGCCGGGGTCTGAATGGTCATTTTGAATGTCCTTGAATAACAACGTGTTACCGCTGTCATCGGGACAGACGAATGAGATGGGCATCAGGCCCCGAAAGTTTGACAGTGACTGCGAATCAATCGCTTCCGTCACTTCCCATTTTACTACACCGACTGCTTCAACCGACCGAGAAGTGAGAACGGTTCATCCTTAGTACCGGTCACACCCTGACCGACGCTGCCGGAAATCTTGCGTGCGGCAAGGTGCGGCTTGCGCTTGATCAGTTCGTCAATCGCTCCGGTCAACTTGTCCTCGTCGGCCAACAGTTCAGCGTCATAGGGCAAGTCATCGGGGTCAGCCAGCCTGCCGGAAGCCGTAACACGTGCTGTGAACAACTCACGCAGTGCAGCATCTAGGTTCGCTTCTGCCGTCTTGGCGCGTTCACGGTATCCCTGGCTCTCCTTGCGCAGCTTCTCTACATACGAGCGTGGGAACGTCTCGGCATCCTCGTCGGGTTCGCCGTGCTGGCGCTCATCGTCGGGAGTCACGAACGGCTCATGGTCCTCAGGCTCGTCGGTGTTCGCGTCGGGCTGCTCTTCGGTGTCGTCGGGCTGGTCGTCGTCGGCCATTGTGTGCTCTCCAATCGTGGGAAGTGGTTCAGAAACAGTGATTGCTAGCCGCTATGCGGACCGCTGAGCAATCGGCAGCGTTGCCGCGTGTCACTGGATATCGGTTAACGCACAGGGCAACTCAGCCCTAGTTGGTCATCTCCGTGAGGTACTTGCCCAACTTGATGTCATGCCCTAGCTGAGCGTCACGGCGGGTGTTCTTCAACTCGTCGGCAATCTCGTCAGCAGTCAGGCCAAGACGCTTAAGGACACCCGTGCGGGACAAAATTCCGGCACTGTAGAGCTTCACCGCATAGTCCGCTTCCTGAGCCTGCGAACGCGTATCAGCCGGACTCCACACCACACGTGCCGTCACCGTGTCAGGGTCCACACCATCGCGGATAGCGACCAACAGACGGGCAACCGATTCCCAGCCGACGCCATACTGACGCTGCCGCGCTTCTGCCCTCGCCACTAATGCAGCCTCAGCGGCACGCAACGCGTCGGCACTTGTCACCGAATCCTGTAGCAAACCGACGTAGTGCGCCGGTAGACCGGACACCATCATTGCCTGGCTGATCAACACACGAACGCCGGACTCAAACGTCTTGAGGTCCGCAGCGGGAAGGGCACCGAAACGGCTATTGGCGTCCTCAGACACCATCATGCGGTTCTCTTCGGGGAACGGGTTGACAGCCTCAGTCACAACCTCGCCCGTGTCCGGGTCAACCACCGGGTTGCCGTCATCGTCAGTGACAGGCTTCTCGGTCAATTCGATACCGCTGGCATATCGGCGTGGCCTGCCCGCGTACTCACTGGCAACCATCATGTCCAACAACAACTTGTTGATGGCGTCCTGAATCGACAGGAGGTCATCAATGACGCTCGGCTCATCCTCATGACCGATAGCCACGACAGGAACGACACCGAGACTGTGACCTACAGTTTCGACAAGCTCGTATCCCGCGTTGCCCGCGCTCGGTGTGTTCGCCGTCCAGTGCTCAACACGGTCCGGGTAATACACCCACGCCTCAGTCGTCTTAGCGGTCCTCACCCGCTTGACGGCTGACACAATCTGACGCGACACCGGATCACGCTTAACCGCAACCTCATTCGGATGCTCAACCGTTGCACGCGGCCTACCGCTTACATCAGTCCAACACAGTACAAAGCCGACGCCGTACAGCAATGCGTCCCGGTGAACCTGAGCGGCAAGCTGGTCGAGGTCTGAGTATTCGAACTCACTCCACGCGTCGGTTCCCTCAACACCGCTCAGTCGTAGACGTTCCTGCAGGCTCACGACAGCGGTACGACACAGATTGCTGCTCAACTGGTCGAAATTGCGAAGTGCCACCTTCGCCTCACGGCTGAGGAAGCTCAGCGGGCTAGCACCCTCGAAATAGCGGTCAAGCAACCCGTACCCGTACTGGCGGGAATCGAGAGCCTGTAGAAGCTCGATTAGGTCATCGGTCATTAATTGTCCTTAGGCGAACGATGCTGCCTTGTAACGCCTCTTGCTGGTAGCAAGGAACACGCAGCGGGAATGACACATCAGAAGTGCAGCGGCACAGTCGATCTTCGCAGCCATTCGGCTACGGCTAGTCTTGGCGATCCTCAAACCGCCGTTGCTGCTCTCAATCACGGTCGCGGCCATGACATGCCGGGTCAGAGTGTCGTCACCGCTGTGAGTGAACTGACCCGATACCGCAGCCGTGTGAAGCGCCGCCGTGGCCTTCGTCGTGCGGCTCGGTGACCACGGAAATTCTGAAACCTTGATGCCCTCCGATGCGAGGATCTGCAACGTCCTCGAAAGCCGGAAAGGGTCAGCCACAAGCTCACGAACCCGGTATCGCTTGCAGGCATCACGAATGTCCTGCTCTACGCGTAGCAGATCGACACGCCACTTCGGGTCACCCGGATTCTCATAGCACACCAGCACATCGAAATGCGGTGTAGCCGAGACGGTTCCGATTACCAAAGCGCACGCGTCGGAATCACGTCCACCAAAGGCACCGTCAAAACCGATCACAACCTCAGCGCCGTCAGGGATCGGCTCACCCGTCGATAGTCCGTCCCACGTCGGGCGGTCAATGAACGGCGCTTCATTCGTAGATACCACCTGACACAAACGCTTACGGCGATATTCACCCTCACTCACCTGACGCAGCAGCGCCGTTGCACGATCACGACTCAACAGGTCATCGAGTTGCGGGTTCGCAAGCTCAAGACAATGCACGCAATCCACCGGGTGATCCTCGAAACCGGCTGCTGAGAACTCCACGAACGCAGTGGTCGGATCATCCGGGTTCGCCCGCAGAGCATCACGCAGGTCAGTGAGTACCGACGTGTCACGATTCGGAGGAGTGCCGATCCCCAACGCCATGGCACCGCTGAGCTTTCCAGCACCCAGAATCAGCGTTGACCACGTGTCCGGGTCGATTTCACCCAACTCGTCGGCAAGGGCAAGTGTCCACGTGCCCAAACCCTCAATACGCTTGGCCTCAGCCGGAAGCGCCATCAACACAGACCTACGGCCCGGTACCTCAATTCGGTCCCGGTAGACGACGGCACGCGAAGCGAGAGCCGGGTTCAATTCGACCATCTGCACCGCTGGCAGCAATAGCCGTCCGGCCATACGTTCATCTACGCCGACAATAGGGATCTCATTGCCGACCGGGCCATTGAACAATTCGTAGAGTCCGAGAGCAGAGAACACGCCCGTCTTGCCCAGACCCCTTGGTCCCATGATCGCACCGACAACCGGACGCGGCTCAGGGTCCAGAAACGGACGCAGCATCTCCACCTGCCACGGACGCAGCCGCAACGGCTTACCGGCACCCTTGCCCTTCGGCACAACGAGGAACCGCTCGCACCACGCGGCGAACCGCTCAGCACCAGTCAAATTGCAATCGAACGGCAACGCGGTCAGGTCGGTTGCCTTCTTTGGTCCGGCCTTCATGAAAGACTCCACTCATGGCTACAGACAATGAAAAGCGACAATCAAAAGAATCGCTCAAAATGGCGATCGATCTCGTTGAGAGTTATATGCCCTCAGGGCCAAACTTCGAGCATGCGGCGCAGCAGAAAAACGTCGAGGCGCTTGTCGATTACTACCGGCAGAACGTCGTGGACTGGGACAACAAACTGAAAACCGGGATGAGAACCTTGGCAACGGCGCTGTTGGTCGATCATGCGAAGCAAACGGGTGAAGACCCCAGAGACGTTCTACGGCGGATCGAAAGCGAGCTTGTGGATGGCGACATATAGTAATCGGGAGTGCGCTTTAGCCGGAGGTGTCCGGCTCTAGCCGGTCGCCGGGGTGATCCCCCAGTGCCTAACATGCAGGTCACAGGCGTAGGGCAGTACCCGGCGTGATTGTTCGCTGGTCTGCAGTCGATTCACTTTGCGCCGCATCGCACTGGGCCTGACCTGCCGTTTGGCGTTGTGCCGCAATGTCGTTGGGGCAGTGCTGGGACAACGGTGTTTGCTGGCTGGCGTAGTAGCGTTGCTGGCGTTGCCGCTTGGCCTTGATGGCGGCGTGGACGGCGGCACGCTCAGCGCCGGTCACACGGTCACCGCGTGCCCTGTTGTGGGTCCGGCAGTAGATCCGGCAGTTCAACGGTTCTAGGGCAAGCGACGGATCTTCGGAGACGGGGATGATGTGGTCAAGCTCAAGGTTCTGACTTGATCCGCAGCCGGGGTGTTCGCAGAACGGGGAGAGCTTGCGTAACCGCTTGGACAGTCGGTCCAGTGCTGCGGGTCGGTTGCGTTCGGGACGGCTTGGTGTCGGTCGACGTGCTTGCTTCAACCGATGTTCCGGGCATCGGGATGCGGGTGGCTGGACTAGTTCTCCGCATTCAATACACGGGCGTGGAATCTCTGCGGTCACGTGTCGAACTGATCAATGATCGCGGCTGAACCGCTAGGGATGCCCTGCACACAGTTGACGATGACAGTCGCCACCTGTCGCAGTCGCGGCCCGGAGAGGGTGAACGCGTGCGTTGTGCCGTCGTCACCGACGAGTGCGAGTGCGTAGCCGTTGCTGTGTGGATAGGCTGCGATTGCTGCGAGTCCGGTTGCTGGGATCTCGTCTCCGATGTCGCTGTCGCTCATGGCTTGTCCTGTAATTGGTTCAGCTTGTTACCCAACTTGGCGTGCAGGATGACGACGAGATCGACTGTCAGCCTGACGGTTTGGATGGGATCATTACCGCCTGTGTCTAGTAGCACGTCCACTGGGCCGCATGCGGGGTTACCGATCACGTGTACATCAGTGGGCAGGATGTTGACCGTGCCCCGTGCTGGCTTGAGACGACGTACCGGGTTCGGTTCATGAGCCATGCGGGCAGTCATGCCGACTCCGCGATCTTGAGTAGGAACTCAGTCAGGTGGACACGGGCACGCTCACGGGATGCCGGGACGGTGTAGCCAGCGGCAAAGATGTATGCGGCACAGTCAGCAAGAGCGAAGTGCTCGCCGTTGTAGCCGGATTCGTTGGCGATCTGCTCACGGTAGTAGTCGCGTAGTTCGGGGTCATCCTCAAGCCAAGCGAGCATCAAGCGGGCTGCAAGGGGTTCCCACTGTCGCGGATTATAGGTCAGGGCTGCCACGTTCAGACTCCTACGCGTTCGGTTCGTGGTGGCGGTGATTCGTTCCATGAGTCGTCGCATCGCTGTCGTTCGTGTTCGGCGCATAGGCGGGTGTCGTACACCGCTGGCTTACCGCAGCCGGACTGCCAACACATCTCGATGGGCAACGCTGCCCCTGTAGCCACTTCTGCGGGACTTTCAGCGTCCTCGAATGGTTCTGGGTACGTCGCGGTGTTCGACGCGGCAGTGGGTGTTTCGGCGTGCAAATCGACGGGTTCGGTTTCGTCGTCCGGAGTGGTGCCGTAACCCAGCCGGTACACAGAGTGCCCCGTGTACTTGCAGCCGCGTGAAACCTCAAGCAGATAGCCATATTCCAACAACCACGCGATGGCACGCTGCACCGAACGGACACACATGCAGCAGTCCTTCGCTAGTTGCTCCTCACCCGGCCATGAGTTCTCGCCATCGACGTTCGAGTAGTTCCAAATCTCTACCATCACGCGATATGCCGCTCTCGGAATCGGTTGTCCACGAAGAGACTTGAGGTACTCGAACTTGAATGCGCTCACTGTTTCACTCCATACCGCTCGTCGGGTTACCGCACGCCCTGGGTTTCGAGGTCCGCTTCCCAGCGGAGAACCTCGTCCAGGTTGAACACACGCCTACGTCCGAACAGGTACGAGCGGGGTGCCAAACCCTTTGCGACCCAATCGCGTCCGGTTGACTCAGCGATACCCTCACGTTCGCACCACTGCTTAAAGGTGACGCGGACAGGTGGTGCCGCCAACACAGATGTACTCATATCCATTGTGCTCCTTGGAATCTCACGCATGCAGGCTCAGACACGGCTTACGTGGAGGTACGAGATAGATTGAGGGAGTGACGATCTCGCCCTATATACCAATTATATCACGGTTCAGTCCTGACCAGAGGGGTTTACATGCCCGTGTAGCATGCCGCAGTCTAACGCCTTACTCTGAACCCAGAACTGAAAACGTCTAGGCGCGGAGAATGAGGGAAAGACAGTGTGGCACTTTGTATTCCAGCCCCGTCCATTCCCCGTCCTGGCCCCAATTCGTTGCGCAACCCGACCACGTGCACAGCCAGACGATTCGGCACCCAAACTAGGGCGAATGTGTAAACCTGACGGCCATGTCGTGCTGATCATTGGTCTAGGATCTGTTATCTGATCTGTTAATGGATCTGATAGGGACGACACACGTGTCGGGTTTACTTGACACGGTTGTCGGGTTTACTCGACGGGAATGTCGGGTTTAGATCCATCAACACGTCACCAGTGTCAGGTTGGGACGGTTGGATTATCGACCGGGCCGCTCATCGGACACCGCCCCGTGCGCTCTTAGCCTCCTGAGCCGCAAGCCAATCCAGAACATCAGTCTTGTGATACCGGACCCTGCGGCCAATCTTCACGCTACGCGGACCCTGGTCGGTAGCCCGATACCACGTCAGGGTAGACACGGGTACGCCAGTCATCTCAGACACTTCGGGGGTGTCAATGTAATCGGGCACGGTTAAGTCCTTCGAATATCTTGAAGTGCGCCAAGATTCACGCCATGGGGCCGGATGTGGCCCCGTCATCGTCCCGCTAGTGTTCTAGGTTTGTCGTGGCGTGCCCAATGATTCTAACCCCGGTTGGTTTTAACCCCGATTTTGTCCTGACCTGCGGAAATGGCTTGATCCATCGCAGCCGCAAGGGTGTCAAAATCGTCCGGCAACTGATGTGCATAGACGTTCATCGTGGTGATGGGCGACTGGTGGCCTAGCAGCTTCTGAACGGTCACTACCGACGCACCCGACGCTATGGCGAGAGATCCCGCCGTGTGCCGCAGAAGGTGAGGGGTCACACCGTCCACGCCTGCAGTGGTGCCCGCCTTGTCGAGTCGCAGTGCGAACCAATCGCGGGGAATCCAACTCCCGTCGCTGTGCGGGAACACCAACTCAGACGGTGATCGGCCCTTGACTTGCTTTGCAACCAGGTCCATGACGAACGCCGGTAGCGGCACGGAACGCGTCTGGTGAGTCTTGGTGTTGCCCTCAACCATTCCCATGCCTGCGACTGCGGTTACTGAACGTGACACCTTGAGTCGGCGTCTGGTCACGTCAACGTCACCGACGCGGAGGGCCGCAAGCTCGCCGTATCGCAGACCGCCATAGCCCAGCACGTAGACGGCTGTCCGCAAATCGCCTGCAGCGTCCGCGATTTGACGCACCTGTTCATGTGTGAGCGGTGTTCTCTCCGGCACCGCCTTGCGGGGAAGCTGTACGTCATCAGCGGGATTCAGGGTGATATACCGTGCCCTGACAGCGAACCTGAGCACCTGGTCTAACACTTGGTACGCCTGCACCACCCTTGCCGCTGACAGTCCCTTGCGGTCGTCGTCGTCAGCCGGTTGCTTGGACGCTTTGCGCTGCCGTGCGTCCGGGTCAGTTGCGAGGGTATGCACCCATGACTGAACGTCGGCGTGGGTGATCTCACGTAGCGGTGTGTCACGCCAGCGGGGCAGCACGACGACATCGAGTAGCGAGCGGTACCCGGCACGCGTCTTTGCCTTCAACCCGCTCTTGGAGTCGAACCACGGTTCAGCCACGGTGCCGAACGTGACCGCCCCTCGCCGTGGGTCGGCGTAGGTGCCCGTCGTCAGTTGTGTGGTGACCTCAACGCGGTGCCGGTCGGCGTCCGCTTTGCGGTCGAACGTCTTGGACCGTTCCTGCCCGTCGTGGTCCACCCATCGGGCCATCCAACGCTTGCCCTGCCCGTGGCGTGCCGTCGTCACCAGAGTGCCGGGGGTGGCGTGCTTGGGGTCCAT